CCTTCATTAAACTTAAAAAAATATGTCTTGTGAAATGACATCCGGCTACAATGACCGGACATGTACAAACGGAAAAGGTGGCATTAAAAGCGTTTTATTGTTTCCATTGGGAAATGTTGCGACTTCGAATATCACGTTAAACGAGGTGACAACATTGACGGTGACTGGCGAAACATTTCTTTATAAATTGAAATCAAACCTTTCTTCGTACACCGCACCAATAAAAGTTAATAAAGACAACGGTACTTTATTTTATGAGCAATCTTTGTCTATGATCCTTGCATCCGACAACAAAGAATTAAGAAGTGAAATTCACTTGCTTGCACAAAACGAAGTTGTTTGTTTGGTTGAAAATGCTGATGGTTCAATTGTTGCACTTGGATTCGGTGAAGGTCTTCAAATCGCTGATGCGAATGAATACACTTCAGGCGTTTTAAAAGGTGACCGAAAAGGACACGTTCTTGTTCTTAATGGAATGGAGAACGAAGAAGTTCCAGACGTTGATCCGAACGTTTACGCAACATTGTTGACACAACAATCGCCGTCAATCTAATACTTTACTAATTAAATTTAAACGAAGGGAAAGGAAAAATTATTTCTTTCCCTTTTTTTGTGTAATTTTAACGTTATGAAAATAAAAAAGGAATATATCGGAACAAAATGTTGGTCAAAATTATTGTCAAAATGGTTGATAATTGACGAAACAAAAGGCGATTTTTATATGAAAGTCGGCATTTTTTACATTTACGAAACAACCGCACCAAAATTAATTAAGTATGTTGATAATACAAAGAAACGGAACAACGCCATTGATAGTGACGGTGACGGAATTGACAACGATTCCGAATCCAAGTTACTTATTTGAGTTCGTCCACGAACAAAGCTTCAAGGAATATCGATGCGTTTTGAATAATATTTCAACCGCGACACCGCGCTTTGATGAATTTGTTTTAATTGACGGCGTTGATGTGACTTTCGATTATAACGGTTACTATATTTATAATATTTACGAACAACAATCGCCGGGAAATCTTGATCCGGACTTGGCCGTGTCACTGGTTGAAACCGGACGCGCCGAAGTCATCGAAATAGATTCGCCGTCACATGAATACGATTCACCGATTTATTTCAACATATATGAATAACGACAAAATTAAAATGACTTCGCTTTCCTTTCGGAAAGAATTCGTAAAACCGGACGAAGAAAAAGACCGTTCACTTGGATTCGTGAAATGGGGAAAGAAAAACGATTATCCGTATTTTTTAATTGACCTTTTCAACGGATCGGCTTGGCATCAAGGAATTGTCAAGACGAAAACTTTTTACATTGCCGGTGGTGGCCTTGAAGTTGTGACCGGTGACATGCAAGCATTCATCGACAACCAGTATTCGCCTTTCGACATGAACGAAATCGCGGAACAACTGGCATTCGACTTCGAATTATTTGGCGCTTTTGCGGTGAAAGGGACTTGGAATCGCGAAGGAACAAGGGTTGCAAAATGGGAATACTTGGATGTTGACGCCATAAGAATGACCGAAGACGAAAGGATTTATTATTTGTCGGACGATTGGGCGGCATTGAATCAATCGGCTGAAAAAACCAATCTTCGAATGTTTCCGGCGCTTGACGAAAACAATAAAACCGGTTCATTCATTATCTATTATAAAGAACCGTCAAAGCGATCAAGGAAAGAAAAGGGAATTTACCCAAAACCAACTTACAACGGCGGATTGACGGCCATTCAAACGGATGTTGACATCGCTAAATTTCACATGTACGAATTGCAAAACGGATTCAAGTCCGGAACGTTGATTAATATGCCGTCTGGATTCCCGGAATCAACCGAAGAATTGAATCGAATAACCGAATCAATAAAAGGACGAACGCAATCGGTTGAAGATGCCGGCGAAATAATTATAACTTTTTCCGACGGCGCTGATTTAGCACCGACGGTTCAACAATTGAACGGCAATGACCTTGACAAGCGTTATGAAGTCACAATGCAATCCGTTCAACAAAACATCCTTGTCGCGCATTCCGTAACCGCACCGACATTGTTCGGCGTTATGCAACAAGGATCTTTCAACGCGGCGGAATCCGGTGATTTATTCGAAATATTTAAAACAACTTATGTTTCAACGCGTCAAAAACGAATTGAATGGATGCTTAACTACATGGCGGAACTTGGCGGTTATATTGGAACTGTGAAATTGGTTGATGTATTGCCGTTAACTTTAGACAATGGAACGACAATTGAACCAGTTGTTTCGCTTAATCCGACGGATGTAACGGTTGCGCCGGTTGATGTTGCGGTTGATGTTGCAAAATCCGCCTTGAATGGCGCTCAAATTGCAAGCTTGATTGATGTTGCCGCGCAAATTAAAGCCGGAATATTGACACCGGATTCAGCATTAAACATAATTTTGGCATCGTTCCCGTCAATTGATGAAACGCAAGCGCGAAAAATTGTCGGATTGCCGGCAATGGCCTTTTCAAAATGCAAGCATAATTCATTTACCGACGACGAAATCAAAATCTTTTCGGAATTCGGCGAAAGTCAAGATAATTATAAAGTTATTTCATCGCATCCAATTGCTTGGGACACGCCGTCTGAAGAAGTTTTTTCAAGACAAGAAATGATGTTTGAAACAATTGGCGAAATCAAAATTCAAATCAAAGATTTTGACAAGAATGTTTTAAAACTTTTAAAAGATGGCGAAGATTCAACTTCAATTGCGAAGGCATTGAAAAGCGATATTGAAACGGTTGCAAAATCAATTAATCAATTAACAACTTGGGAACTTTACCAACAAGGAAACACAACTAATCTTGGTGATTCATTGATTGAAGATATTCAAATCGAAATATCGGATTTTGAGGTTCGTTATTCTTATCGACCAATACCAGGCATTCCGCCGGTTGAAACAACATCGCGCGAATTTTGTTTGAAATTGCTTGAATTAAAACGTTCTTATTCAAGACAAGATATTGATTCAATTTCAAATCGTGTTAATCGCAATGTTTGGAATTATCGTGGCGGTTGGTATACGAATCCGAAAACAAAAAGAACAACGCCCTGGTGTCGTCATGAATGGTTGCAACAATTAGTCATCAAACAAAAATAAAATTATGAATTATCTTTTATCCGTTGACAATCTCAAAAAACTTGGATTGATCCATTCGAACACCGACACGAAAATTCTGGCGGTGGCAATTAAACGAAGTCAAGACATCCAATTGCAACCGGCATTGTCGACACCTTTGTTCAAGGCCTTACTTTTGCGCGTTCAAAATAATACTTGGACGCAAAACTACCTTGATTTAATGAATGACTTTGTCGTTCCTTGTTTGGTTGCGTTCGTGGACTATCGTTGCGCGTTACTATTGAATGAAAAATTGACGAACAAATCGGTCGGACGTGTTCAAGATGAAAACATTCAACCGAACACCGACAGCGAAACAAGCGCTTTGCGCGACCAATTACGAAAAGACGCGTATTTCTACAAAGAAAGATTAATCGTTCATCTAATCGCCGATAATGGCGTAAAATACCCGGAATATATTGAAACGAATTCAAGTCCCGGACATTGTTCCGAAGACATGCGAAAAGATCGTTCAGGCTATACACCAATTAATTTTATTATATGAAATTCAAAGCGTCTAAAAAACAAATTGAACAACTAAAAAAATTTTTAAAACAACATGGAAAGAACGCTGAATCAACTAAAACGAGAATTCGAAATCATTGCGACGCAACACCGTCAAATTAATGATTTCTTTTTTGGCGATTATCTTGACGCGGTTTCACGCGACGCCGTCCAATATCCGATAATGATTATCACTTTGCAACCTGGAACAATCGGCGACAATTTTGTCGGAGTCAATTGCATTATTTCAATCGCGGACAAATACAACGTTCAAGAATATCGCCAGATTGATGAAATTCATTCCGATTGCTTGTCCATTTGCAAAGACATTCACACGACATTCAAGCAATGGCGATTTGAAGATTTCCTTGACGTTGAAGGAACAATTGCGACAACGCCATTTATCAACCGATCGCACGATGTTACGGCCGGATGGACGATGAACATGGCCGTCAACATTTACGACGAAGAAAATTGGTGTCAAATACCTTTCGACAATTACGATTTTGAGAACAATTAATCATAATACATTATGAACAAGCATCTTCGATCGTTAGCTTTTTTGTTTTTTTCCTTTGCTTATTTGACTGCGGTTGCAATGGCGTTCGAAGATTCTTTGTTTTTAAAATTTGGCGGGGTTGCGCTTGGATTATTTTTAACACATCAACTTGTTGATCAATTTGCAAATAAATGAAATTACAATTAATACTTTTACTTGCAAATATTCGCCTGGCATTGCCAAAATTACTTGGAATTATCGGCGCGTTTTTTTTACCAATATCCGGAATTTTATTTTTGATTGGATTCGCCATCTTTGTTGACACCTTGACCGGAATTTGGAAGTCTAAAAAATTAAACATTCCAATCACATCGCGAAAACTTTCCGCCATTATTTCGAAATTGTTTTTATATGAACTGGCGATCATTGGATTTTACTTGATTGACTATTGGATCTTAAATGATATTATCATGACGTTCTTTTCCGTTCCATTAATGTTGACGAAAATTTTGGCCTTGACATTGGTAAGCATCGAAGTGATGTCCATTAATGAAAATTACATTTCAATCCGCAAAATTTCAATTTGGGATTCTCTTCGCAATCTATTTTTAAGAGCAAAAGAAATTAAACAAGATTTAAACGAAATAAAATGATAAA